CTGATTTGATAATCCAAAACTGAGCACCTGATTGAAGTGCCTTTGCTTGTTCATCAGGTTCGTTTGAGGATGATATAATTCCAATAACAACGTGATTACCATACTCAAAGTTAATTCTTCTTACAAGTTCAATTCCATCAAAGGAACTTCCAATGATATTCAAATCAACAAACACACATTCTGGTTTATCTTCTGTGTTTTTTTCATCAAACCATTGTTTGAACATCTTTGCGGCTTCATCAGCACTACTGATAGATTGTAGGGATAAACTTATATCAAGTAGAGAACAAGCGTCCTCAAATACTAAATGAAATAAATCTTCGTCATCAACCAATAAAATAGAATCAATCATTTTTTTTTGTCTTTATTTTTATTTTAGTTCCATTGTTAATTTTCTCACAAGTCATTGTAAATCCGTGTTCTTCTAAAATAGTTTTACTGATGCTTAATCCCAATCCTATTTCAGAATCCCCCTTTTTAGTTAAATACTTTCCTGTTATCGTTTCTAACTCTTTTTGTGTAAATCCAATACCATTATCTTCCACAATTAAATCATTTTCTTCCATATAAATTTTAATTAACTTAGTTTCACTATTGTTATATTGTAGTCCATTTTTAACTAAGTTGTCTATTGCATTACAAAATAATGTGTCATTTATATCAAGGGTAATTAACTCGTCAATCTCTACCTGATTCTTATATGAAGTGGATTGGAAGTAATCTGTCAATAATTTTGTTGTGTTTAATTCTTTTTTATCTAACACCACTTGTTGTTTTACAAGGTTTGTGAATTCATAAACTCTTTTATAAACTTTTTGTGTGTGACTTAAACCATCTTTAATCATTTTGATTGGTGCAGATATCTTTAATTTATCAATATCTTCTTGGGTGATTCTTTTTTCTAATGATGATATACCTCTTGGGATATAAGTGTTAATACCAGAGTGCATATCGTGTCTTATAATTCTTGCCGAATACTCTAAGTATTTGTTCTTTTTATTAATGTCAGTTAATTGTTTGTCAATTTCAGTATCTTTAACTCTAATTGTTTTTCTTTGGAGTAAAACAAGGATTACTAAAATAAGAACTGAAGTCCCAATGATTAACCAAGTTAAATACTTTTTTAATGTTTGTTTTTCTATATTTAATATTTTAGTTTCACCCTTTAATTCACCACCTTCAATTGTTAAATCAATTATGTCCTTTTCTTTATCTAAAGTTTTTATTGTCGCATCTTTTGCATCAATAATTTCTTGTGATTCCCCTTTTTCTAATAATGATTCCTTTTCTTTTATTAAATCTTGTAATTTTGATTCAATCTCATTGGCTAACTTCTTCAAATCCGAAGGTGAAACATTATCATAAGAGTTTGGTAAACTTTTCAAAAATTCCTTATCTTTTGCTAAACTTTCTGCAATTTTTGGAGATATTGTTGTTTCATCAATCTTTGGGGACTCAAAAACCGATTCAGGTTTAATTTCAATCACCTCAACACGGTTTTTGACTTTTTCTAAATACCAATCAGCCGCGTCATATAATTCTTTTTTATTAAATGCAACACCTATTTCTCTATAAATTTTTACATCATCCTTATCAATGGTTTTTTTATTTTTTGATAACTCATCAATACCAATCGTATTTATTAATTTTGTTATATTTTTATCGTCAGGACAAGTAGGGACCTCTTTTACCCATACAATTTGATTTTTTTCTTCATTAGTTATTTGTGCATTAGTTTTTAAGTTTACAAAAATAAAAAATGTTAATATTAATAAAATTTTTTTCATATTATAGTGTTATTTTGTGGGGGTATTTCATTAATACTGGTTTATATTTTTCATTAAAAAATAAATCCCATCCTTGTTCAGGTGATTCAGGGTTTTCTCTATTTTCTTTTTTCCATTTTTCATCCTCAATTGTTGGACCTCGCCTAACTAAAGAAAAATTACCACTTCTTTTATTACCCACCAAAACAAAAGAACTTAAATCAATTAATATGATTGTTGAATCTGAATATGAATAATAAATAAACCCATTATCAATTGACGCATTTAACAACCATTTTTTAACGGCATCGTATTCAGATTTTAAAGTGTCATAGTTTAATATTTTTTTGTTTACTACTGAATATAAAGTATCAATTTCTTTATTTTTATTACTTAACTCAAACCTTAAACTATCAACCTCTTTTGTTTTTTTGGAAATTTCATTTTTATATGTTGTAACTCTATTTCTTTGATTTTGTAATAATAATTCAAAATCCTTATATTGTTCTGTTGTAAGAATCACAACAGAATCCCCCTTGAAAAATGTTTGTATTGGGTAATTTTGTGAAAACCCAACCAAAGTTAAAAATGTAAATAATATGTTTAATATGTGTTTCATTTAATTTTAATCTTCATTTTAGTTCCAATATCGTTTTTCTCACAGGTAATTTTAAACCCGTGTTCATTTAGAATTGCGATACAAATGTTTAATCCAAGTCCAGTTCCACCTTCTTTTTGGTTTTCTTTTCTTGTATAAGGTTGGGATAAATATTCAAAATCTTCCTGTGTCAATCCTCTACCATTATCCTGTAGAATTAATAATTCGTCTTCCATAAATATCTTAACGAACTTTGAATCACTATCATTATATTTCAAACCATTTCTGATGAGGTTGTCAATTGCCGTACAGAATAGTGATTCATTCACATCAGTAATCGGTAGTTCATCAATTAATACCTGACTTCTATAAGCTGTTGATGTTAGGTAACTATCAAGGATTTCCCTTAAATTACATTCGGTTTTTTCCATCCTTGAATCTTTCTTAACAAGATTTGTAAATTCATAGACACCCTTATAAACTTTTTGTGAATGTCTTAAACCTTCCTTAATCATTTTAAGGGGTGCCTCAAGTTTTAATTCCTTGATTACATCATCGTTTAATCTTCTTTCTAATGAACTAACACCTCTTGGGATATATGTATTAATCCCTGAATGCATATCGTGTCGTAGAATCTTTGCTGCGTGTTCCAGATACGTATTTTGTTTTTGTATTTGTTCTGAATTCTCAACTATTTCAGTGATGTCCCTTGCTATCTTCAAAACCCTATACGGTTTACCATCGTCGTTTATAATTGGATTATAAGTCACACTCAAGTAAATTGGGTTACCATCTTTTTTTCTTCTAATTATTTCTCCACTATAAAAAACACCATCACTCAATTTTTTCCAAAACTTTTTATACTCTTTGGAATTTTTGTCCTCATTAAAAAGAAATATACTATGATGTTTTCCTACAATTTCTTCACTTGTGTATCCCATTGCATCCAAAAAGGTATTATTTGCAAAACATATTTTACCATCAATAGTAAACTCAATAACGGGACTAGACCTATTAATCGCATCCATTCTATTGGTTAATTCAATCTCTTTTTGGAAAACTCTTTTTGTTAAATCGTTACCTTCTTTAACTGAATAAGCAAATGTATATAATGAAGATAGTAATTGAGCAAAATCAACCTCTACCTTATCCCACTCACGAAGGGTTAAACTTTCAATACATACCACACCAATAGTTTCTCCCTTATAGGTTATCGGAACATCCAACATAGATTTTACACCAAGAGGTTTTAAATAACTTTCAGTAAAACAAGAAGTGGCATTATGTGTTTCGGCATCATTTGCAACAATTATCGGATTGATTAATAAAGATAAAAAATATGGTCGGAAATCTTTTTTATATAGTGTTATGTTTTGATACCACGCATCTTCTGATTTAATATAGAGTTGTTCACATATGATTGCCGTTTTATCTTTATTGTATAACCATATTGAACATCTGTCAGCACCAATTGAGTCACTAACCTCTTTAGTTAAAACTTTAGCACCTTCGGTTGTGTTACCTTCATAAAATAATGAATTGTGTGATTGTGAGATTAAAGTTTCGTTTAGTTTTTTAACATACAAACTATGTTCTTTACCTTTTCTATTTCTTTTTAAATATTCTAATACAACAACTGCAAAGAATGGTAAGAATGCTAAAAAACAAGCGTACCCAAAATACCCAATTTCGTCTATGTAATTTATAAAATGAAACACAATTAATGATTGAGTGGTAAAAAAGGTAACCATAATGATTATAGAAATAACCAAAGATATTTTAGAAAGATTTGTCATACAAATAAATATCAACTTTTATAAGTAATTAATATTTATTAAAAAAATTATAATATTATGAGTTACACAAGAGAACAAATTGAAACGGCTGTGAAAGCCAAAGGGTACAAATGGTTTGAAGATACTTCAAACAAAAGTTACGATGTAAACATTGTAGGCGTTAGAAACACATCACCTGCAGTTTATAGAAAGGTTACAAATGTTTTTGATGATCACTTAACAATTTCTTTTAAAGATGAATCAGGCAACTGGCAGTTCTACTGTTGGATGGGAACTTGTGACCCAGGTAAAAAGGGTGTACAACAATTCCAAAACAAAAAAGGTGTTGCGAGGTTGGTTCCTGGACAATACAGAGGTGTATGGATGATTGATAAACACGGTGGTAAATACGACGCACTTTGTCAAAGAGCTGGTAATGTTACAGTTTGGAGAGACGCCAACAAGGATTTAATCTTTGAAGAAAAGGTTACTGACACAGGAATGTTTGGGATTAACATTCATAAAGCAGGACAGGACTCAACTTGGGTTGATGATTGGTCGCACGGTTGTCAAGTATTTAAGAGAGTTAAAGATTTTGATGTATTTATGTCAATATGTAGAAAAGCAGCAAAAATCCACGGAAACAAATTTTCTTACACACTTTTGGAGTCAACTGATATTGTATAATGAGAGAAACTATAATAAATTTACCACAAGAGTCGGGGATATATAAAATAATTTCCCCGACTGGTAAAATTTATATTGGTGAAACAACAAACTTAAAAAAAAGGGCAAAATCATACCTAAATCTTAATAAAATAAAAAATCAAAGAGCAATACATAATTCGTTAAAAACACACGGTATTGAAAGCCATTTATTTGAGGTGGTTGAATTATGTGAAAGTGAAAACTTGAAAGTCAGAGAAAGATATTATCAAGAACTATTCAACTCGGTGGAGGACGGTTTGAATTGTTTTTATACCCCAACACAAGAAAAGTTAAAAAAACATTCTAAAGAGACAATTGAAATAATGTCAAAAAAATCAAAAGGAATAAATAATCCGTTTTATGGAAAAAAACATTCTGAATGTTCTCTTAAAAAAATTTCAGAATCAAGTAAAGGTGATAAAAATCCGAATTATGGTGGTAAGTTGAAAAATGAAGATTGGTTGTTGAAACAAAAAATATCTAACAGTAAAAAACCAATAAAGTTAATAAATTTAGAAACTAATGAAACAATTGTTTTCCTTAACTCAAAAGATTGTGCTAAATTTATAAATGTCTCACCATCATCTGTAAGAACATCAAAACAGTATGGTTACAAATTGAAAAAAAAATATATAATACAGGATGTTTAATTATTTGAACAATACCTTGTTATAGCAAAAATTGCAAAGATTACAATAGGTGTAATAATTGCAGCAATTATATCGTAATCCATAGTCGTTGTTTTTTATAAATAACGTAAGAAAATTACAAAAGAATAAGAGAATGAACGGGAGACATCTACTAATGAATATCTCCCGTTTTTATTTTATCAAAACCAAAATTTTGATATCTTCATAAGCATACTTGTCTTACCCTGCCAATCTTTAAGTTGGGACAAAGGAACCC